CACCCCTAATTTTAAATAAACATTGTAGCCGTAAGTATTTGATGTTATTAATGTCCTTCCTGCAAAGGTATTGATATGCCCTGCTTGTAGGTTAAATAAATTCATCTGCCCTGTCAGTGTTACGTTTCCGCTTGCCGTATCAATAACCGCACCGCCTTCGTTTACTACGTCTATAACCGCAGTATAAGATCCCGCAGTTATTTTAAGATAGGTTGCATAAAAGTTGTCGCCGTATTCTAAAACAATGTTATCTGTATCTCTTTCTGTAAGCCAATCATCTGTGTAATTTTCTAAAAGTAAGTTGTCATAGTAATCAGATAAAACCAAAGGCGTGTTATTGTTTACAAATAGAATGTCCGCAAATAAAGGCGGATAGTAATTATATGCGCTAAGATTTCCAGATGCTAAATTGTAGTTGCTGATTGATCCTGATGCATTTAGATATTCCTCGCCTACCCTATATTGATAATCAACCTTAATCTTATCGTTAGTAGCTACCAAGATTGAATTACCAGAAGGCTCAAAGTAGTTTTGAACATAAGCCCTAACCACAGGACTTGAATTATAAATGCCATAGCTACCTTCTGCGCTTGGTGCGGGATATATCTTTGTTCTGCTAACTTGTGCGCCATCTATGAATATATCATAAATAAACTTAAAGGAAGTTTCGCCTACATTTGTAGAACTCGCTACAAACCAAAGGTCATCGTGCATACTGCTATAAGTTGCAGGGCTACTTTGTATTGTTATTGCCATCTTTTATTTCGTTTGCTATTTGTGTAATTTTTATTTCAACATCAAATCCTAATGCTGCGTTCATAATCTTTTGAAAAGCAGATCCAAATACGCTATCCCTTGCCTTGTCAAAATACCTGGTTGACCTTAAACCTTTCGTGTGTATTGATCTTGCTATTGCTGCTGCTAAACTCTTTTTACCCTCAATCGCTTTTAATTCAACCCCAAGTTTGCTATATTTTTTAACTGCAACTGTTTTTAGTTTATTGTATTTAAGCCATCCTTCTACAACTGAAACAGGTATCGACTTTTTACTGCTTTTAAAAGCGTATGGCGTTTTGCCGTCTGCCTTTATGTTTTTAGTTCCCTTTACTCCCTGATTGACAAAATCCCAATACTTTGACGCTGGCTCATTCTTAGGGTAACCCATTGTCAATGTATAAGTAGTGCCAAATTTAGTAACTTCAAAAGCTATTTCCTCTATATTACCAGAAGCGATTGATTTGTTTGCGTTCAAATTATCAATAGCCTGTTGCTTAAATTCTGCGCCGTATTTAAAAAGCATTGCTTCAATTACAGGCATATCAGCATTAGTAGTTCTTTGCTGCCCATATAAGGATGTAAAATTATCTGCTATCGCTTTTGCCTGTGCTTTAGTAATACTCATAACAATAAATAGATAAACGGCTTAAATATACCGCACAAAAAACCCCCACCATATTGGCAGGGGTAAACCACAAATCTACAACTGTCTATGTAACTCCCTATCGTAATCCGCTTTTGCTTTTAGATAAGACAATGTATTTAAAGCCTCTATTGTTAATCTGTCATAAACTTCCTCAACTCTGATATTTTCGTGGTCGGCAATAAGTTTGGCTGAATAATGCCATCCAAAATACTGCATAAATCTGCTACCACTTGGCTGCATTGCTCCTTCGTCTGCCCCGTCATCATCATCTTGGCTACCAAATAATCCCTTGTAACTTCGATCCAATTTCTGAATACTTGATAAAAAAAAACCAACGAAAAATATACGTCTTGAAAATTAGCTTGTAAAATATCATCCGCGTAATCTTCGTGCTTCGCTGCGTCGTACTTATCATCAACCCAGAAGCCAAGCCAATTTCTTTTCTGTGGCATTACCATTGTAGCCCCTAACTTATGCAGATTGCCATAAATATCCCCTACGAATGCTTTGCTTTCTACATACCTTCCGAATGGCATCCTTGTAACATCATAAATCAATCGGTATCTTTTGCCGTTTACTTTTATGATCTTTACAGGTTTACCTTCTGGCAAACTATTTAGAAAATCGCATTCCTTTAGCTTTGCTTTGTACTCCGCTTGGGTTAAGCTATCCACTTGGTTTTCAGTCATATTATAAACTATGCCTATAAGTTTAAACGACTTTTCTATTTCGTCATCTTGTTTATTTGCAAGTGTTTTTACAATATTCTGATATTGCCAAACGCTAATGTTATTCCATTTCATAGCACGAAGTTACAAAAAGTTCTTGAAAATCCTCTTCTGTTTCTAAAATTGTGTCGATCTTATTTAATACGTCTGCGCAAGTAAAAGGCTGCCCTGACTTGCATTGCTGATCCACCCAATCCCTAAGTTCAATTAATTGTTTCATATTGTTTTAGTTTAATCAATCCATTTGCCGTGCGTTCTTAGATGCCAGAATCTATGCTTTAATACATCAATGATTAAAGCAAAAAAGGTATCAGCTTCGTAAGTACCTGCATTGCAGATTAGTTTAAATTTTGGTTTCATACTTTTTATTTACACGATTTTAAAATTTCTATACATAAATCTTCTGGAATTTTACTTCGTTCATAAGAACCTTTTAAACCCTGTGTTCCTGTTCTTGAACCTCTTGGGGCAGCGATATGGCAACTATCCCCATTCTTGCACATAGGTCTTGGAATCCATTTTTCGCTATTAGTCCATATATCAGTTGGCTTCATCCTTGTATCCCCATATTGACAATATGTAATACTTTGTCTTTTGAAATTATCCATAAAATCCATTTTCCTTAATAAACCTCTGGGGTTTTCAATAAAGAAGTATTTAGGATTAAAGTAGTTAATTATTTCTATTGTTTTTTTTGCTAATTTAATACCAAGTTTAGCAGTATCTGTTTTAGGTATATAAGCATTTTTTCCTCCTGTCCAATGATGCCCTAAAGCTGCAACACTAAATCCCGTACAAGGGGGGGATGCCCAAATAATATCAGGGTGAAACGGAACTTTATTAATATCAAAATCTAAAATACTTGTAACATAATCAATCTTTTCAAAATTAATTAAATCACTTGAAAAAACCTGATAGCCTAAAATTTCAGATGCTTTGCCTATTGAACGGCTACCTGCAAACAATTCCAATACTTTCATAGTATAAATTTTTTTAGTCCGTTTGCGCTTGTCATTATTGCTTCAGCCCTTTGTGTAAGGCTATCAATCTGGCTTTGTAACTCCGCCCGATCCTTTGTGCAATAGTACCCGTTTGATGTACCCATAACAGGAAGTATGCCTTCCGATCGTATAAAGTTAATTATCTTCCTTAATCTTGGCTCGCTAAATATCTTAATCTGGTACCTATCTTTATTTTCGTTTATTGCGTTTACAATATCCGCACCCTTGATAGGATTGTCTTTGGTCTTTGTACTTAAGCCCTTAATGATTAAAGGTACAAGTTTCTTTTCGTCCTCTGTTAATTCCTTTGTGATTTCCTCAAAGTTAGTTATCATATTATGAATTTACTACATTTTGCTGAATCTCACGTTTTAGATCCCTGATTTCTTTTTCCTTTAATCCGATTTCTTTTTCTAACTTCATAATCTTCTCTATAAGTAACTCGTTTTCAAGGCGTATGAAATATATCTGATCAAATAAAAAATTATTCTTTATCATATTTATTTATTTTAGCTTGATCAATTTGGTTTTCTGTTTCTTTATCCTTTTCTATTTCCTCCTCATCCTCATCTTCCCAATCGCAATGCTCTAAACAATCAGGGCATATATCTATTTCAGGGAAATTAGTATGTGCGCCGCAGCAAGTTGAATATGGCATAGTTATAAATTTTCAATTAAAGCCGTTAGTAATAAAGCACCGCCCATAATATACCAGAACCATTTTCCGGATAGGCTTTCCGCTTTGTATTGCTCATTTCTTTTTTCCTGTAAGGTTTTTAATCTGTTCATATTTGTTTTGGTTTAGGATTCAAATATACACCTTTTATACATATTTTATACATCTTATAAATATTTATTTAAAAATATGATAAGCGGTAAATATTAAGGATAAGCGGTAATTAAGCAAAGGCGTAACGCCCTGATCCCCTTTTATAGTTAAAATTCTGCCAGGCTAAAGCCAATGCCATAACGCAATCATCGTGGAATCCCGAAGGCGCAGAATACCTTACGCCATTAGCCGTGAACTGATATTCAAATATATCTAACTCATCAACGATAACCCCTTGCGGATAGCCTATTTTATTCTGTTGGATTGCCTGCGCCAAGCCCTCCATTAATTGCTGCTTTGATTGACTTGTAAACTTTAAACCTTCTATGTTTACTCCCTCCCTAATCAAATCTTCAAGGATAGGATCGCCAACGCCCGTGCTATCTGCTAATATAGGCGCAATAGGAAGCCTTTTAATGTTTGCCTTAGTATTATGCCAATCCATTTGAAAGCGGTCAAAATAAGCCACGTTGCCCCCATTATCAAGCCCTATGATAACTGTGAAGTCAACAGACTTAGCAAGGTCAATCCCATAAGCCACGATTTGCTGCGCTGATATTGGTTTAATACATCTTTGTATAAAAGCATTGCCGAATGGATTTGCGCTATTTTCAGCAGGGTTTGCTAAATACTCTTGTTCAAAAACAACCTCTGGCAACTGCAATCGCGCTTCGTCTATTTCCCTTGTATTGATATATGGATTGTCGTAGGTGCTGAATTTAAAAGACTGCCAATCAGCCTCGCCTTGTTTCATAAACATTGAGTAAAAAAAGTTCTTGCCTCTGGGCGTGGATAGGAAAACCGCCTTACCTTGATAATCTGTTAAGGTTGGGCGTATGCTATTCTGCCATCCTGATTCTAAGTCAGGGATAAATGCAGCCTCATCTATGATAACTAAATGAAACTTGCGCCCTCTTAAATTGTCTAATCGTTCCCCTGTATAAAATTCAATAGATCCATTGTTAGGGCAATATATTTTAAGATTGCTGATATTGTTTTTAAAAGGAAGTGCAGCCGTAAGCCTTTCAAAAAATGCTTTTGCCAATTTATACGTTGGCGTAATGTATGCGACTTGACCGCCCTTGATCGCTTCGCTGATTGATAGTATTTGGGATAGTTCTGATTTACCAAAACGCCTTCCGCACATTACCACAATAAAACGCCTATCGCATTCTAATATCTTCTTTTGGTTTATATGCGGACTTGGTAATTCTATGCGCACTATAAAATAGTTTTACCTTCAACAAATACAACCTCGATCCTTGTATCTTGCTGAATATCCATTTGTTCTTTTGGCTTGCCATATACTCTGGTTAGCAAAGTATCTAAAGAATACAAGCTGCCCTTTTCTAAAGACTTACGCATAGCAGCCGCAATAGTCTTTTCTAATATCGTAGCCTTTGGATTATCCCAAACCTTTTTAAGTTCCTCCATATCCATTGACATCATTACCTGGATTGTGTCATTTATTTCGCTTAGCTTGTAACCTTGCTCTTTTAATAGGCTAACATATTTACGCGGACGTCCATTTGGGTTTCTTATTTCGCCTTTCTGAACGGGTATTAAATTCTGTTCGTTTGCCATATTCTCTTATTTACTTCTTTGTTATTTTGAGCGGGAAGGTGGTATTGCACCCCTTCTTTAGTCTGGAATGACTAACGCATTACTTTTATGCTTCTCCCGCTTGTTGTCTTTCAGCCAAAGTTACTTTATTTCCTTTATACATTCCTGCGCCCATTTCATCTATTTTGCTAAATGGAAGTATTGGTACTGATAAATCAGCTATTTTTAGTTTGTCAATGAAATAGATATATTTTAACTGAAATCCTTCTATTGGTTTTGCTTGTCCTGTTTCTAATAAATGTCTACTAAAATATTTACCATTTATAGACGGATAGTTTTTATTGTCCAATGTTTTTTTAGCTATAATTTTACCATCCCAATCTAAAATTTGTTTATTTATTTTAATACCTATTAAATTAAATCCGCTTGCCCTATATATAGTTCCATCCCCGCATTGACTACCATCGGCATAACTAATTATCCATTTAATATGTGGCGCGTTCTTTTTTAATAGTTTTATTGTAATTGCAATACATCTGCTTTCGCTATATTTTGGCAAATATTCGTCAAATGCCATTCTATTAAGTTCAATAAATTCATTCCATCCTGTATTTTTAACAGTTGCACCAACTTTATATTTATCCATTGAATTGCCATAACTTAAAACTCCGTGTAATTTTTCATCTAAAAAACAACCAAAATGTACTGTACTATTAGGCACAAATTTACCAGAATAATGATTTAATTTAACAAACTCATTAGCCACTTTACTTGAAATTACTTTTACTAAGATTTCCTTTGCTCTGCCCATTGCATTACGATTAAATATAAAGCATTACCATTTGAATTTTCATTGCCCATTGTTTCAGCGTATTTGTATTCCTCTGTACGTTTTATTTCCTCAATAGCGTTTTTTATTTGCTCTGCCTGTTCATCTGCTAAAGTGAAAGTCATTTGTTGAAATGGCGACTTATCGCCGTTTGGTAAAATAAAATCCTCGCCCAAATCTTCAACATTACTAAAGCCAATAATATCAATACCCCAATTTGTAAGTTCGTCTGAATCCCAATTATTCGCTAAGTCTGACCAATCCCATTCGCCAAAACTTGCATTATCTTTTATGATAAATTCTTTTTGCTGCTGCTCGTTCCAATCGACTATTTCAACTGCGACCTCTGTATGCCCTGCTTCCTTAATTGCCTTTAGACGCATATTGCCACCAAGTACAACCATATCCTTATTGACTACAATAGGGCGCACGTTTAACATATCAGGAAAGTCTTGTATTGACTTTACTAATTTTTTAAACTTCTCATCTTTAATTAAACGGGGATTGTTCGGGTTAGCAATTACTTCCGTGATCTTGACTTTTTTTATCATAGGTTTTTGATTTATCTTCCCTGACCTCTATATGCTTTAGGTCTTTGGCTATGTTTGTTAAAGGACTTTTTAGCGTGTCCGCGTTTCCTTTTGCCAAAATTAACCTTTTTTGAATCACTTTTAACCTTTGCCATCTATTTTTTTATTGTGTATGTCTTTTAAATAATCATAGTGCGTCTTTGTATCGCCCATTACAACGTGGCATTGCCTACATAATGCCTGTAAGTTTTCAATCGTATCTGCCTTGTTAGATCCGCCCATTCCCCTTGCGTCTATGTGATGAATGTCAACTGCCTTTGCGCCACAGGATTCACAAGGAATAAAGTCCTCTATTCCGTAACCGAAATAATCCAGATATATTTTAACGTGCTTTTTCATTATCGATTTGTTCAAGTTTCCTTTGCGCCCAAGCAACGCCTTCGTCGCCGCCCCAAGCTAACCACATAAGCGCACCGCAATCGTTTTTAGGATCGCCTTTGCTATTCTCTCTGTGCCTTTCAAAACTTGCCATTCTTGCTATTGTATCCCTTGTAATATTTTCGCCTTTAGCTAATTGATTAGCACGCGCCCAACCAACAGGCGTTCCACATTTGCGATCGTATTGATCCCTTATATTTATTGCTCTTTGCGCGTTTACTCTTGCGGATTGTGGGTAATCTTTATAACTATCCACCATTGAAACCCTGATTGCAGCCCATACGCTTTGCGCTTTTTCCTCTGTATCGTATATGCAAGCACCTGATCCAATTCTATATTTTCCGTTTGAGCATTTAATTACAGGCATTTCCTATTAGTTTATTATATATAGCAAACCTCTGTTTATTTACTTCGTGCAAGTTGAAGTTCTTATTGCAATACTCGTAAAGGTCATTCCCATACTGCTTCCGTGCTGCCTGATCGTGGGATAATAGCTTTATCCAATAATACCAATCTTTTTGAGTATTGACGTGGCAGGCGGGATAAAATCCCTTATAAGGATGTACGTTGCTTACGATTGCAGGGTTTTTCTTTGATGCCGTTTCTAATACCTTTAAATTGGATTTCATTGAATTAAACTTAGAATCCACCAAAGGGATAAGACTTATGTCTGAATCACAATAAGCCGCCATATATTCCGTTACCTGGTTATAGTTATAAATCGTAGGCTTTAGCTTTAAGCCATTTGTAAAAGCGCAAATCATATTATCCCAGATATGTTTTTCCCCTTCATTATACCCCGCTATGATTGTTCTCACAGGGAAGTTTATGCGCTTCATTGGATTGCGTAGTATTTCCAAATCCCTTCCGTGCGTTCCTGATCCTGACCAAAACAACCTTACAAGGGCTGAATCTTTTTTATCTAAGATAAATTGTTCCTCGCCGTAAGGAATGGCATTAGGCAATATTTCTATGTTTGTATTGTGCTTGTATATTTCCTCTGCTAATCTTTCGTGCGTGCAAGTACAAAGGTCTGCTATCAATAACCAACTTATAATCTGTTGCGGGATTTGATTTGTAATATAATGCTCATAAAGTATATGCGAAGGTTCAAGATGCCAATGATCATCATTATCAACTATTAATTTGAATCCATACTTTTTGCGCCATTCAATCATCTGCTCTGGCTTTATATTAGCAAGCATTCTATTCATAACCACAATATCAAACTTACCCTCAAATGTTTCCTCGCTTAACGTATCTGTAATCAAGCAATAATCTTTTTTCATATTAACCAAAGGCATCATTATCCTATGATATCCAACGCCGCTTTGCTTGCTTGTTATTGCTAAAATTCGCATATCTGCTTGTACTGTTCTTTTAAAAAATTATAAACTGATAAAACTTTAGGAATATACAAATGTTGTTTTGCATTTTTAAAACATTCACTTGCAAAAATCCCATCTGCATCGTATCTATCCAATACCCATCTTGATTTTATACATTCAACAGACGTTATAAAATTATGAGAATCAATATAATTTGTTTTAATTTCTATTCCTTCTAATCGTACTGAACCATCTTTATTAGCTTGTTTAAAAGAAATAAAATCTGCATCTTTTTCTTTTATCTCATCCCATAATGTTGATTGAATAATTGTGTCATCGTCATTAAAATAAACATGACCATCTGTAATTAAATCCAAAGCAAAGTTTCTTTGAGCATTGCCAGATATACTACCTATCACCTTAACAGTATAAGGTTCACATATATCAGGAATTTCATCAGGAATTTCATCTGCGTCAAATACAACAATCCATCTATAATTCTCTTTGGGTATGTTTATACTCTCAGCAATTAGATGTAAATTCTGAGGTCTTGAGCAAGGTGTTATAATATTTAAGAACATGGTTTATCGTTTCTATGTAATACAAGCAATTTATCATTATCCCAGCCTGCAGAATTTTTTAAATTATGATTTGCATTGATAAATGTTGCAGCTGAAAAGTAATCATTGTTTATTTCATTACTATAATCTGCTTCATTTGCATTTAAAAAAATATCCTCAATTATTAAAATACCACCTGGCTTTAAATGTTTATAAGCCTCATTTATAAATCTTATTTGATCTTCAAATTCATGAGTTGAATCCTCTATTAATATATCGAACGTACCAGCAGCGGTTAGTCCTTCACTAATTGAATCAACATCTTTAACATTCATTTTGATATAAGTACAATCAATATTATCATTAATTGCTTTTTCTATTCTTGAATCAAACCACTCAAAACCGTATAGCTTAGCATTTGGGAAGAACTCCATCCAGCTAAGCATTGAATGATTGTCTAAGATCCCCAACTCTCCCAACTTAATATCTTTATACCTCATGTTTGAAAACAAAAGGTTATAAATAGATGTATAGGCATGCTTATGCAAGCTGGCATCAGTATTATAAGGGCATTTATCCGTTGGATATTTAACCCCGAGATTACATAATTCAGTTCTTGAATTAGTCGAATCTATTGTAATACTATTAAACATACCTTGTTCCATAATCTGTATGTGCATGTTTGCATTTTAAATCGTGGTTGTTATAATATTTAAACTCGTTTATGCCATCTATGCAAATTAACGCATCTGGAAAAGCTTGTAAATAATCTTCTTGCCATCTAAAAGGGTATTTTTTAATCATACTTCTTTTGTAAATTGTGCAACCAGATAAAACATGATTGGTGTATTGTAACCCTTTTAACTCATAATTATGAAAACCCTCATAGTATAACGCACCAACCGCTCCAGTATCTAATGGCATTGTTTCAATGTTTTCTAAAAGAATATCTATTGTATTCTCTGGAATAATTACGTCACTCTCTACTATTAAAAAGTATTTGTAATTAGACTTTAAAAAAATATCGCGCAAGTACAAAACGGATTCTGCAACTTTTCTGTGAAACTTTGTTTCTCCAGGATGCTCTGGTATGTCCAAATTAACAATGTCGCAGTTAATAATATTTTTTAAAGCATTTGCATAATTGCCGTTATCATTTGTGTTATCAACAACATAAATATGATCGGTTGTAATATTTTTTTGCAATGCATTAAAGAAATCAATATCACAATATCGTTTAACTTTATTTGTATAAACCGCTACAAATACATTTGATTTACCCATTATTTATCTGCTTTTCAAACCATTGATATAATCGCATTACCATTTCGAACTTACAAGCCCCACACCATACTGATACGATAAAATTAGGATCTAAATACGTTCTATAAATATGCTCGTACATTTTTAAGACATCTAATTCAAGATTTCTAATATATCCATTCTTAGCGCATTCATAATTATTTATATTAGCAATAAGCCATTCCCTATGTTCTTGTTTTATTTCCATAAAGACCACATTAATTTAGTTATGATTGGTGCTAAGAATCCCGCTATAAACATTATACTTGTAATATTCTGGATTAATTCAGGCAGGAAATAGTGTATTGGCGCAAGCCAGGCAGCCAAGCAACTTCCACAATTAAAGGGCTTGAAATTAATTCCCCATTTATGTTGTAGGTTATGAATCTCAATAAAAAATAATGATGCACAGATAGCAGTTATAATTGATAAAATCATTTTCTAATATTTGTTTTCATTTGTTTTTTGGTTTTATTTATCGTCCGTATGATTGACATATAAGGAATGCCTGTCTTTCGGCTTAGTTCTTTAGCATTCTTTTTAAAGTCAATAGCATATAATTTTAAAATCTCTTTGTTATACCAATGCAGCCCGTCCATATTTGCTTCTAATTTCTCAAAAATACTCTTATCGTAATCATCTGAAACAAAATCCTGATCCACAAACTCCGTGTAGTTCCTGTAATTCTTATAAAAAGTACTTCGGTCGCTTTTAATCATATTGAGCATAATCCTAACTATATAAAATTTTAACTCATTCCTATTATACAAACCTACTAACTTTTCATCTTCCATTTCGCAAAGAACTAAAAAAACTTCTGCCTTTAAATCGTATCGCAATTCCTCTGGATGCATCTTATCAAATGCTTCGTTGACCTCTTTTGAAGTCCAATACTGCGCTAAAATTTCATTTTTGACCATTCAACTAATGCGGGTTTGCTTTCTATTTCAGTACAAATATAAACTATTCCACCACATTCGTAAATATCTTTTAATCGATCCCTCTGTTCTGGACTTAATTTATCGCCTATTTTTTTAACTTCAATAGCTGCATAAATACCTTTATCATTATAACCTTGTAGGTCTGCCCATCCCTTTTCTATTGTTCCTTTACGCTTTCCGTATGGAATATTATTTACCCTGTTCAATCTAAATCCCTCATATTCAAGGTTTTTCTTTGCCCATTTTGTTAGGTCGTTTGCCGATATGTCCATAGTAATTCGTAAAATTGTTTTTTAAATTTGAGCCTATTTATTCCTTCAATAGCATCTTGTCTTGTAGGATAGCAGTCAAAAAAGTTAACAGTATAACAATATTTGACACTTCCGAAATGGGTATATTTAATTTGATAAACTTTCATTTAATTAGTACAAGAACAATTAAATGCAGGATTTAGTTCCGATAAATCTTGCCCTTTAAATAAATCATTTTGTGCCAACATTAAAAGATGCTTGTATGTAGTATCTTCAAAGTATGTATGTCCTTTGCCTATACTTTTGCTAAATTCCTCATCCTCAATCCATTCGTTTGCTAATTCTGGATAACTTCTCATAATATTAATTATTGCATTTTTACCTTTAAGAAAGCATAAAGTACAGTTTCCTAATATTGCAGGTATCTCTAAAGTATAATTTTTTTTACTCCAATAATCATTTACTTGTGCTTTGTCTATGCCTTGTTCATATAAGGGAAATTTAGGATAAATGTAATTTACAAAAGAATTATATTTTTTAACCCTTCGTTCCTCATCTGCTCTAAATCCTACAAGCCATTCATAGTTTTGTTTGCCGTGATTTGCTCTTAACCATCTTTTAGCAGTTTTAATTTTTAATTCTAAAGTACAAATTCTTTTTACTCTATTAGGCATAGTTTTAAAACCTCCTTTCTCTAACATACCCCTGAAACCGCCTTCATACATAACCCTGATAATAGGGATGCTTTCGTTCGCCTCAAAATCATTAATGAACTTGTAAGTCTTTGGATGCTCCCTACCTGTATCAGCAAATATAACCAGATCGCCTTCCCGATAGTTTAAAATAGTCATCAAGGCACTTGTTTTACCGCCGCTAAAGTTAATTACTCTTTTCATTTTCAAAATATTTAACCAAAGCTAATTTTTTACATTGTAATTCAATAAAATCCTCACTTCTAATTTCCTGACTAAACTTCTTTGCGTCTAAAGGATGCATTTTATTTAGCCTGTATAAGTTATCTTCCCTCACTAAATTAATCGTTTCTAATATCTGATCCTTTGTAAAGGTTAACTTGCCTTGTTTTAAAAGGATCTTAAAAACTTTGTCAGCATTAAATATCCTGTTAAAGTCTTGACGTTTCCCATTTATCCAATCCTGTTTAGTAAAATCAACTATTTCCTCCTCTGTTAATTGTTTTACGGGTTGCTCTGGTGGCGGCGGGATATTTTTACGCACTTGATTAGCTTTTGATTTATAAGCATTCATAATCCCTGATATATACTTAGGGCTAAACTTTTCGTAATGCTCAATATTGCAATCAAACTTACCTTGAACTGC